AGACTGTGAAGCGGTTGCTGAGAGAGCCGATTGCCTCTGCTCCGATTGTGAATGGAGAGGCAACTTGACCCTCACCATCGATGGAGAACTTCGGCTTGTAGAGGACCGAAGACTCGAGGACCGTTGCGACGTCCGGGCCGCAAACGAGGAAGTTTGCAGAGCCGCGGAGTGTCTTGCGGTGGATGGTGTTGGCAACGTCGATGATTGTCTCGACGAGTGTCTCGTACCACTCACGAACCGTACCGGTGAATGCCGGTCCGATTGAGAGAGAGGATGCGAGGGCGACTGCGGCACCGGTTGTCTTGTTGACGAACTTGCCTGGGGCACGGCTCCAGTAGTAGTTCGCACCGTTTGCCTGGGAGACGAGGTCGCTGAGGATCTCGCGGTCGATCTCGAGAGCGATCTGCTCGGAGAGGATCGATGTTAGCTCGACCTCTGCATCCATTGAGTGGTATGCATTGAGGTCTTGCGCGAGTTCCGGTGACCAACGGGCCCTGAGCTTGCGGGTTGTTGCGGTGATCGCAAGAGACTCGATCTTGATGTCGATCTCTGGGATTGCCGGGCTTGGAGAAGTTCCAAAGTCAGACTCGAATGATGGAACCGTGAGGGTTGCACCTGTTCCAGCGGCGTCTGCACCGAGGGCCGAGACTGAATCAGACTTGACGAAGCTGACCTTACCTGCTGTAGAAGTGCTGAATGCACCGCCGTTTGCACACTTGAGGACCATGAGGATGTGGGAGCCACCGAGTGGGTTTGGTGTGAATGCAGAGCCGCTCCAATCACCGCGCTTGTTGAGGCGACGGAGGTTGAGGACGCCGGTTCCACCTTGGTATGCATCACCCCATGCAGAAGCGCCGCCTGGACCCTGGAAGAGGGCGATTTGGTCGACTGCGAGGAGGTCTGCACCGGAGAGCTGTGATGTTGGGACAAACGCGAGCATTGTGTCGAGGTCATTGTTTGTCAACGCTGTCTCAACCTGTGCGTCGAAGTCCATGAGGCGGGCGTTTGAACCGGAGAATTGTGATCCGGCGGTGAGGATGAGGCTGCTTGCCCATGTGTCACCGTTGACGCCACCGAATGAACCTGTTGCGATTGTTCCGTCCCAGGTGAGTGAAGCAGAGCCAGTCACCTTGGAGTAACCTGTACCAACGAGGTCGTACATACCACCGGTTGCAAGAGATCCTGATTGGACTCCGCGGCCGGTTGGGTTGTTGTAGATGGATGTTCCCTTGGTATATGTGGATCCTGCGACGCCGGGTTGACCAACGTTGGTTCCGTATGTATAATCAAGGTAGAAGATGAGTCCGCTTGGGAGGCTCATCGGTTGGATCGAGACGAGCTCGTTGGCGACGAGGCCACCGAAGACTCTGCGAACGATCGGGAATGCGATGTTCGAGAAGCCTTGGATCTGGCCGGATGAAGTGACGTTGCCGCCACCGGTTGAGAGAGATGAGCTCTCCTTAAGGACCTGAGCTGCCTGGTTCTCGAGGAGTTGTGCCATCATTTCACGGCGTTGTCCATCGAGGCCACGGAGGAGGCCTGTGCGGCTCCACTTCTCTGTGAGACGGGCACGCTCGGCGCCGACGTGGCGATCCTTGATGCCTTGTGATAATTGTTCAATTGTAAAAGTCTTCATTTTTTATCTCCTGTATGCGTATCAAAAAGTTATTAGAAAGTTGTGACTCACTTGACGATTCCAGCGAGCCTTGCCCAACGCTCTGCCTCAACACCTTCTGAGAGTGTTTGGGTTGATGCAGGACGTGTTGCTCGTGAAGAAGAGCCGAGAACGCGGCCTTCAGTCACGGTCTTACGAGGCTTCACCAATGCCTTGGCGAGTGACTCGTAAACAAGCTTTGCCTCACGAATTGTCTCAGCTGCATCGAGTTGCTCAATTACCTGTGCCTTTTGGCGAGCAGTGAGTGACTCGGTCTGAAGAAGCTTGTTCGTGAAGAGAAGCTTTGCGTTGAACAGATTCGTTTCTGCCAACTTCTTGCTAAGCATGTTGACCTGATCCGTGCCAGCGGCGGATTTAGCAACGTTATTTGAACGTGTGCTGTTCTTCGCAGCACCCTCAGTGAGGGACTGTGAAAGCTTATTGAAGAGCCTGACTGAAGCATTGTAACGCTCCGCAGTTCTCTCATATGCTGCCTTGATCTCTCCACCACGTGATGTGGCTTCCTTCCTCTCGAGGAGGGTACGAGCACCAACTGCAGACTTCTTGTAGGACTCATAGAGCTTCCTCAATTGGGAAGCACGTCCACGAAGAGACTCTTGAAGCTTGAGCTCTTGAGCCATCTTGGAACGAACTGATTCTTGATATGTTCGATTAGGAGCAGCCTTTGGAGGAGAACGGCGGCGCTTGTTACCACCCGTTGCATTAGACATTGCACCACGTCCCATAGCGTCTTCTGAATCGACTCCTTGGCCTAAGTCATCCATTTCGTCAAGTTCTGCCTCGTCAAGGTCCATCTCATCAAGATCGTACTCGTTAAGATTATCAGCTGCACCACCGCCGGTAGCAAGTGGTCCTTCTGCGTCTGCGACAGCAGGATGATCAACCTCGTCAAGATCACCTTCATCATCAACGATCTCAAGGACAGCATCATCCTCGTCGAGGTAGCTCTCAGAGAGCTTCACGTCAAGTGCATCGCTGAGTTCCTCTGCATCACCGAAGTCATCAAATTCATCAGCAGAAGGTGCCTCACCGTCGGTTGAAGGAACTGACTCTTCTTCGCGGAGTAGTCTCATTGTGGCGATTTCACGACGAAGCATGTTTTCGTCGATCTCAACGACGGCGTCGTCGTCAAGGCCAATGACCTCAAGAAGACCTTCGTCTTCGTCTCCGCCCTCTTCACCTTCACCACCCTCTTCTTCAGAGGGTTCCTCAAGATCAAGACCGAGGTCTTCGTCTCCACCTTCTTCGCCTTCAGAACCTTCTTCTTCCTCTTCTCCCATGACGAGTGTGGCTTGGCCGTCCTCGAGGTCGAGTTCTTCTTCGTTAGGAAGGTCCAGTTCGATGGTCACCTTTGCTTCATCTAAAAGATTTCTTTTCATTTTTGTCTCCTGAAACATTTCTAATTTTTCTAAGCACCTTTTCAATCTCAAACCGTAACCCAACCTAACGTTGGGATCAACTACGCGCTTTTGCACTTGTTCGTAGATGGCACCAATTGCCTCATTTAGAATCGTGATCTTTTCACCAACAACAGACTCCGTGAGTCGATTCTTTGACTTCATTAGATCATCAAGTGCTTCTTCAACGTAGAGCAACTTTTGTTTGACGCCTGTCGCAGACTTCAAGGCCTCGGCAAGGTCTAACTCTTGAACGTGTTCATCGCCTTCTTCGGAAACGACCTCAGAAAAAGGATGTGATTCCTGCTGATCATCTTCTGAATCAACAGGTTCTGAGTCAACGGGTTTTTCTTCACTTCCTTTGACAACATCCTTAGGATCTATTTCAACACCTGAGGGTGTTGGTCCTGTTTCGTCAAGTTCCGAAGCCTCGCCGAGCAACTCTTTTTCAATCAGTTCCCTTATGCGAGGGGCGACGGCTTCAACGATCGCCCTCTTCGCATTGTCTTCGGCGATTTCTTTGACTTTCTTTAGATCTGCAATTGCTTCTTCGTAGAGTTGCTTTGACATTTTTGTTCTATCTCCGTTGCGATGTCACGTAGACGATCCCATCTTTTCAGAAACGCCGAGCTTCTGTGCCGCAATTTTCTTTGCGTACTCTGCTGGGTTCTTTGTTCCTGTGTTTGGACCGCCGGGGACGTAGTTTGGTTTGATGTCGCTTGACTTGATTTCAGGATCAACATTCTTGTCGACGCCATCTGTCTTACCAGGACCTGGTGATGATAGGTCTGGAAAGAATGAATTGGCAGGATCACCAGGTGCTGACCACATGCCGTCTGCTTTTGCATTGATGTCTGGTGAATTAGAATAATCCATGTCGACGCCGGGACCAAAGTATGAATCGCCAGGTTGAACGCCGTTCTTTAAGGAAGAGTTTCCTTGACCGACGACTACCTGACGATATTCTACTTCTTTACCGACATAAGCGCTGGTCGGTGAGCTTGGAAACAGCTTCGCCAATAGGTTGTTTTTAGCGTTGCTTTCCGGTGCATATACTGTGTATTTTCCTTGACCAGGCATAGTTTTCTCCGCTCAAATAAAAAGTGTGATCAAAGATCACTTCTTAGGGGCCTTCTTTGGCGCCGGCTTCTCGGGCTTCTTCTTTGGATCTTTCGCAGCTTTATCAGCTAATTTTGCCGCTGCTTTCTTCTTGGCTTCATGAATTTGTGCAAGACGGCGAGTCAAGCGAGCCTCTTCAAGACCAAGTGCCTTGTAATGATCAACATGGTGCTCAAGGGAATCTGCGTACTCGTCTGCATCAACTTCTTCTGCATCCTTTGCTGCGTCCTCTGTGGACTCCATGTCGCCGAAGCCCTTCATGGCCTTGGCTTCACGCAACTTTGTAACTTCTTCAGCAATGATCTTCTTTAAAATGGTCGTTGTAAGCTTCATATGACAAACCTCGTGCAAATATATATTGTTTAATTATCTTACCTTAAGAAAAAATTAAAATTTCTTAGGCGTTTCTGAAAATGCCAGCTCTGCCCACTTGGAAGCAACCTCATCTCCAAACAATTCTTCAGGTGTGCTTTGTGACACAGCACGTTCATAAGAACCAACTGGTTGTGGTTGCTGAGTGGTTTTTTCATTGAGCATGGTTGGCAATGTAGTTGCTGCTGTATCAGCAAGAATTGATGCCATTATTGAATTTCCGTTTGATTCTCTTTTGATTGCCTCGGCAATTGTCTGTCCATACTTAACGTTCTGTCCACGTCTATGAACCTGTTGTTGTACCTTTTTTATAGGTGACTCATTAACGCTAGTAGGTTGCCTCGTTGTGTTAATTCCTTCAGACAGGATTTCAACAAGACACTCTTTTACGATTGATTTTAGTTGTTGCCTTGAAATAGCCATATCAACCGATTCCTTCCCACATTGTCGTTCCTCCGATGGACCCAGTTAAGATCGGCATCATTGTGGAATCTATCATTGTAAGGGAACAGTAAAGGCTATAATTCAAAGTATCAGTAAAAGTGTCTCCTCTTACATGGACCTCTTTGACCCTTGCATCTAGTGTAACAGTCTCACCAGAGTTAACAGAAAAATAATAATTTCCACCAACACCATTGACACCGTTTAAGGTAAATCCAACTCTTATGAATTTGTTTGAAGTAGTTGAAAGATTATGAAAAGTTATGTTTTTTGTGACCTTTGGAAGTTGATACGATGTCACAGTGTTTGAAACCGTGGTTCCTGAAACTACCCACGGTAGTCCAGACATTGTGAACTCAGCAGGCACGTTTGTACCAGATCTTGGATTACTTAAGCCCATCTCACTTGCTCCTTGTTGACAAGATATCGTTTAGTATCCTATCGATTCTATCTGACCTTGTGAATACTTTTTGAAGTTCTTCAGGGTTTATTTGTCTACCTTCTGCCATCATGAAGGCACCTGGTGTTGATGGTTCAGAAACGAAATCCCAACAAATCAATTGGAAATCATCTTGAACTATCTGATAATCACCTTGCTTCTTTGTTGTGCCAACTCCGCGAGAAGATATTCCTAGTTTAACGCCTGATTCTACTAACGATTGTAGGATCTTTCCAGAAGGTGTGTCAAGGATTTCTACCACCCCATAAACAACATCTCCATCAACGTAGGCTTCACGAACTATGTGTGAAACATTCTTTAAATTAACAACAGATGAATCTGGGTGATCTAGTTCTCCAAGAGCCCGATTTTCAATGATGAATTTTTGGTAATTACGAACCTCTCGCTCAAGAACATTCTTAGGATAGATCCTACCGTTTTGATTCAAGGTATCAGACTTCTGTAGGATTCCTTTCATCACCACCTTACCCTCGTTGGCCTCTCTTGCCTCCTTGATCATGTCAGGGGTGTAATCAAAAATTTGATAAGAGTTTAATAACCTTAAATTAGACATTTTCTCCTCCTGACAATTCATCAATTAGTTTGATGTACAACATGTATTCTGCCACTGTTCCATCATCAACGCTAGAAATCTCGTTGATCAATTGATTCTTTACCTCTACTAACTTTCCAGTTAGGTAACCTTCACTTGAATTATTTACGTATTGTTCTATTGATCCAAGAAGCTTTTCTCTTATTTCTTTTAGCTTCATGATGATTGTTTTATTTTCATCACCATTTGCGGCTGAAAATGCATATGCCTTGATTAGAGATTTTTGCTCCGTTGTTAGGGTGTTATCGTATTTTTCACCCAATTTCTTCATCATGATTTTCATCAATAATCTATTTGAACCTGTTGCTTCCTCATTAACAATCTGTTCATTATTCTCTTGGCTCTTTGGCGTGACCAACCATCTTACGATCTGGTCTTCATACCCTGCCATTCTTGACAAGTCGGGCGTTTTTAAACGCCAATCGTTTAAGAGACTTTGTAATGTTGCAAAAGTTCGATATTCTGATATGTGTTGATCATAAAAATTTTCATCATTTAACTGGTGATTTATAGATCTTATCAGTAAAGACTTCTCTCTATCAAGTTCTGTTGAATTATGTGATCTTGCAGCAGATTTTGCCTCGTTTAAGATAGAAGCAGCGACGGCTTCTGAACTAACCGTGGTTTTCATTATTGAGTGAATCAACCTAAATTCCTTGTAAAGTTCAGTCCCTGGCTTAAAATGAGATTTGATTATCTTCAACGCCTTTGAAGATTTTTTCTTATCATTTTCTACCAATGCTTGAGATATTGTTTTTACAAGAAATTCGTATAATAATCCAGTGTTTCTTTTTTTATTGTGAATCGACATTAAGGTCGGATCCTTTCATGTGAATTTTTCCAAAAACAGTGAAATTAAATATTGATCAAATCAAAGTTATTCTTCTACGTTAAGATCTATTTCTTCTTGTGACTCCAAAAGCAAAGAATCGTTTTGTCTTGTCATTCCAAGTGATGTTGACATTTTTCTTAATGATGACATCATGTCGGGTGATAAAGATGTTTTAATTTGTTCTTTTTGATTTGAACCACCAAACGATTCATTAAACGGATCGCTTAAATCTCCAAAAGGTTTGCTAAATGAATCGTTTTTATGTGACAATGATCTACCAAAGTCTGGCATCCCGTGTCTCTTTTTTCTACTAGGGTGCTTTTTTACACGATTTTTTGGCTTTACAGGCCAATCCTTTTCGTCCAAAGGAGGAAGTTCATCTTCATCTATGTCACCGGACATTAGTAACTTTGCCTTACCATCTGCATCATCAGCAGGATCATCTGAGGCTGTTAAATCTTCTCCGGCGGCGGCTTCAGGTTCCTCTGGTTTTTCTTCGCCACCTCCTCCTGTTTCCCCACCACCGAAAAGATCTTCCTCGCCTCCTGCTTCGCCACCGCCACCAGCTTCTCCCTCTTCACCTTCTGGCTTGGCATTTTCAATTCCAAGATCGGTAACCTTTTCCTTTAATCTTTGTTGGTTGATCTCATCAATTTGTTCATCATTCAAGCCCCAAATCTCACGTTGGACAAATCGACGACTACCCATTCCTTCAGGAAGCGCTCCACCAATTTCAAATTTTGATTTCCATAGTTCAAGTTTCTGCTGTTGTGCCATCGTAGATGGATTTGATAATCGTAATACAAAGTTCTGAAGATCATCACCATCATAACCATTTGCATAAAGATGAATGATAGCAAGCTTGTTTAACTCTGAAATGATCGTTTTCTGAATAACGCTGATCGTTCTTGAAAAGCGTATATCCTCTTGGGCTAACGTTGCCTTTGATGAAAGCATCTCATCATAACCAAGGTATGCCCTTGGGACCTTCAACGCAGCAAAGAGTTTCTTTTGCATGTATTGAACGTCTTCGACAGTCGCAGCATTCTGACCACCGGATAAAGTATCAATCTTTGTGCCTGATTCACCACCACGAACAGCAATGAAATAATCATCTTCAACGCTAAGTGGAGAGTAACGAAGATCAACTCTTCCAGTATTTCTATCAACTACCTGGTTTGTTCTCAGATTTTTTCTTTGTTCTTCAACGTACATAGGTACATTTTCTGGGGGGATATTAGCTACGTCGATGTAAAAGACACGACGCTCCGGAGCACGAACTATGCGGTAAACCAACATAGCGTCCTCAAGGAGTATCAACTGTCTCCAAATTCTGCGCGCAGGTTCAATCAATGATGAACCGTAAGGAAGAAACATGTCATTTCCAAGCAGACGAAAATGTGTTACTTCCCAATTTTCTAACGTTCTATTTCCTAACGTTGACCAACGATATCTCACCGCAAATGGATCTTCACGATCGTAGTTTTCTTCTCTTTCTATCTCGTTAACTGGTATAGGAAATGCGTGAAGAACTCCTTGTGTTGGAGAAACATCGTTATATAAGAAAAAATCTCCATACTTGACTAGATTTCGAGCCCAAGAACGTAGGTTAAACTCAACGTTCAGGATATTATAAAAAAGATCTTCAAGGATGTCTTTTACTTTTTCATCATCAGAATAAACGTGAAGTACCCTTCCTTTATCATCCTGCGCAACAGTTTCATCTGCATAAATGTCCATTGCAGCTGCAATTTCTGCAGTGTTGTGTGATATCACAGAATCAGTTGCAAAGTTTTTATAACCGTCAACAGTTAAATCATACAAAGGAATTGTTTCACCTAGTTCTATTGAAACAACTTTCATGTTTTCATAAGAACTTGAAAAATCTGTGAAATTTTTATATCCAGCGTTCTTTATTCTTTTGTCTAAAATAGTGGTTGTAGTAGAAGCTTCTTGAGCAAGCTTCACCTTAGACATACCTTTGGAAAATTTTGAGCATATCAAATCAAAAGTTACACGATGCTCATAACGAGGATTTTTTTCTCCCTTGTTGTCCCAAGAATGATTTCTCCAATCTGGATTATACGCTTTTGAAAAAACTTCAAAGTTTTGATAACCGTGTTTTCGGAGTCTTCTTTTGATTACGTTTGGATCTGTTCCAAACACTTCACAAACCCTATAAAGATTAAAATCTACCTTTTCGCTTATTTCAAGAATCCTACCAAAAGTTATGTCTTTTCTTTCTGCAGGATTGTTTTCAATCATAAACTTTGAGTGATTAACCTTAAATTGTTCAATCCACTCAGCATTTTGTTCTGACCATTTTGCACCATTGATAATCTTAGCATGAAGGTTGCGATGATCAAGTTCTGTCATCACCCTAAGGTTTTCTAATCGATTATCATTCTTTTTGAAATTAATATGATGCACAACTTCGTTTTCTTCAAGCTGAGATCCTTTTATCATTTCTCCGAGGATACGATGTTCTGCTACCCACCCATTCATCTTTGATCTACGATCCATTGAGTAGATCCAACGATATCCGTCTCCATCTTCTTTACACCCGTTAAATAAATCCCTTCTATAGAAAGGCATCATTGCATCGCCGGGTTTCAAGTTTTCAATCATACAATACGTACCATCTCGTTTCATGAGACGATGGTTTGAAGATCCAATAATCTTTTGACCATTGTCAAAAGTAACAACATATGATTGATCAATTGTCGTTTGCCTCGCCTGCTTTGCTACAGCGGGAACGATTCTTCCTAAATTATGATCATAAGAATAAACAATAAATCTGTGATCAGGATTCTTCGAACAATCTTCAGAAAGTTCTTTTATGGTACGATACCCTCCAGGAACAGCTATCAGCGTATCTCCATGCAAACAGTATTCCATTTCTTGAAAATCTTGATACCTCATCAGACGTTCTGAGAGGTTGTAAGAATTCGCTGTAATTACAGAGTACGTTGGTGATGTTGAGCGTTGAAACAACAAAGCTCCAGAAGACTTGACTTTGTCTGCAACTGCGATCGTTGTGTCAAACCCTTTTACCTTACGTTTAACAACAGGACCGCTTTTAAATAGACGAGTAAGCCTCTGAAACAGGTTTTTGTTTCTATCTTCTTTGGACACTTTTTGCCTTCTTTAATGGTTTATAACCTTAGATTATAAGGTTAAAACAATCATTTGATTAATTTCAATCGTCTTTTAATGAAGGTTCATCCTCAAGGTCTTCTTCCTCTTCCTCTTCACCCTCATCTTCATCTTCAATTTCAATTCCTAAACCTTCAAGATCTTCATCCTCTTCGCCTTCAAGGTCTTCAATCTCTTCTGGTTCTTCAGACTCCTCACCGCTTACTGCGGAAACATAGTTCATTGGTTCTTTCAACATGTTTTCAAGGCTATCACGCACTTGATTCAAGTGAGGAGACAATGCGTTGATTGCAGCATGAGGAGCCTCACTTTCAAAAGAACTGATTTCTTCGTATAGATCAACGATTAAACTATAAAGTTTTTTTGCCTCACCTGTGTTCAGGCTTTCATAAACGAGCGTTAAATCTTTATTGATGGACTCATTAAGTTTGTTTAGGTTGATTTTCATTTGCTACCTCACGTTGTTATATCTATACTCTCACTTATACAACCAAGATAAATCATCCATTCCATGATCAACTTTAGGATCTAGATGTTTAACCTGTGAAGGTTCTCTAAGCTTATAAACATTTGCTTGATTGATCTGATTTTGAGCTCTTGCGTTGTTACCCAAAACATAGGTAGGATTATTTGGAATGGATCTAGCATCTATGCTTGCAACACCTGTCGCTTTCAACATCGCCATTGCCATTGCATAACCTGCATCATTGATTCCGGGTCCACCTTCAGTCAACCACGTTCCTATAGCAAGGCTCATGATCAAGTCATCATGGCTATCCTTTGATGCCATTGGTTTGTTACCATTCCAAATAAAGGCCTGTAGTTGATCATAAAGCCTTTGAGAATAACTTTTTAAAGTCTTATTACGGATTAATTCTTCTAATTTTGTAAGAATTTGTACCCTTGTTTTTTGATGGGTAGGGAATCCAGGCAATTCATCTTGTGTTAATGGTGTGTAATTTAGAGGATCACCACGGTGGTTGTGGTAATATAACCTTTGATAACCCGTATCTCGAAGTTTAACGTTAACGAAATAACCAAACGTATTGTTTTCTGGACAGATCAAGGCATTGTTATACTTTTTGCCCCATTCAGACAAAAGATCGGCAAACTTTTCAGGTGGTATCTTTCCCATGTATTCCGCAACAACTTCACATGTTTTTTGATTAACAACATGAAATGCTGAATAATCAGCAGCATCTCCTCGTGCAACGTCAGCAGAAATGACATAACTCTTTTCAGGCTCTGGTTGTTCCCATACCCATATATTCCTATCAAATCCAGACTTTTCAATCGGTTGCCTTATCATAGACCTCATGTCCTCTAGGTCTTCTGACTGTAAGAACGTATCACCTGATGAAATAAAGTCGCAAAGATACTCTTGGCTAACCTTTCTTTTAGGAAGGTTTCTAGTTTCTTTTATGAACCACGCTTCATCGTGTTCTGGGTGTACCGTCCACGGCAAACGTATTGGATTGAACTCGTTTGTTCCGGCCTCTGCTTCTACCCAAAGACGATAGTAAAGACCGCCGACACCATTGGGAGATGAAATAAGAATTGCATTACCACCCGTGGTCAGTGTAGGATATAAACCTGTCCAAATTGTGTCAAAATCTCTAATGAATGCACACTCGTCAACGATCAAAAGAGAAAGAGATTCAGAACGACCAGCATCCTCTGACGTTGGAACCGCCTTGATCTGAGAACCATTGCTAAAAGATATTTGTTGTTTTGATGGTTCAAACTTTGGCATCAACAACCACTTTGGCAGTGATTGTAACATGACGTGAACCTTGCGAATGAAGTTCTGCGCAGTCGCAAGCTTCGTTGCAATTACAAGTACGTTTTTATCCTTATAAAAGATCGCCAACCACGTAGCGTAGGCCGCAGACACAGTTGACAGGCCTAATTGTCTTGACTTTAAAACAATATTGAAACGATTGTTTTGAAAGTTTTCAAGACATTCCTCTTGAAATTGGTATAGATCAAAAGGAATCGTTCCTTTTAACGGATGTTGAATCTTGCAATACTTTTTTATGAAGTATGCAGGATCTTTTCCGCATCGTACTATCTCATTGACCTGTTGTTGCTTCGTCAGCAGTTTTTCTTGCATTAACGATTCAACCTATGTGAAAGTACACGAACTTTCGATACAATGCAGTCTTTTTAGGGGTGTGAACTGCCATACCAATAATTTCAAGAGAATCATCAGACTTATCTTCCTTGAGAGTCAATGTTCCCTTGACGTTTTCTGAGGTTATTCCAGTTTTCTTTCTCTCATCAACAATGTTCTTGTAGTTTTCCTTTACCGCGTCAACGACTGCCTTGATGTTTTCAGATGAAAGATTTTTTTCTCGTAGCTTGACCTGAAGCATTTGCTTTTCTGATGGAAAGTTTATCGTTGTCTGGTAGGTTAGAGCCAACACATCTGTACCGATAAGTTTCATCTTTACAGAAAAAGAATTAACGAGTGGAGATGATGATCTTCCCCAGGTTGTGTCAATCGCTTGACCTAAAGCTCCGTAATCTATGTCTGACATAAAATTCCTTTAACCTTTAAATATTGAGAAGTTTTTAAAACCGTATGTGTGCAGTAATCTTTTTTCTTCCTTGAAACTTGTCGTCAACCATTTTTCTATCAGGTCTCCATCCACTTTTCCATTTTTGAATGTTTGGTCTTGCCCAAAACGTTTCACAAGACTCACAACAACCAAAGTTTCTATACGATTTTTCATCATCGTACGTTCTCATCATATAATCACACACAGGACATGAAATTGGTACATTTTCTCTTTCATCTACGGGTTTTATGATAAAAAAATCTCCACAATCTTTTATCAACCTGTCGTTCAGGTAAGGTTTCCATTCGCTCATACGTAAACAATCCTCGAATCTTTTTCATTCTTGGTTATTTCTAGAATGTGATCTGCAACATCTTTAATTCCGTCAACATGTGTGATCACAAGAACCAATCTAAAATACTTTTTCAAACTAGTTAATAAACGATTACATGCCTCAACACCGGCATCATCAAGCGTGCCAAATCCTTCGTCAATGATGAACATGTCAGACTTTGACATGGAAGAAACATTGACTAACGCAACTCTTAATGCAATCGATGCTATTGTTTTTTCCATTCCAGAACACAACTCAATGATTCTTCTGGAATCTCCGTAGTTGATGTATATCTCTGATGCATCTGATTCATCATCGTTTTCAAGTTCAACAGAAAAATCGACTATTCCATGAAGAATTTTTAAAATTTCCGCATTGATGACCGGGAGCTGTGACCTGGTGATGATCAACGGAATTCCTTTCTTTGAAAAAGCCCCAGAGATGATTTCATACGTCTTCATTGTTTGAAGAAGAGAATTACGTGATTCTTTTTCGGATGTTAACTTTTCAATCTCAGACATGAGCTTACCTCTTTGGGTAGCCAGTGACATCCGTGTCTCATCCCACTCTCTAATTGACTTAGATAAAATTTCAATTTTTGATCTAAGAGAAACAACCTCTGAATTTTCATCATTTTTTAATGCCTCTTGTAATTCAAGGAGCTTTATCTCTGCTTCTTTCAGGGTTACGGTAAGTGATTCACAATTTGAACGAATTTTTTCAATTTCAGTTTCTTTTCTCGATATTTCAAGATGAAGCTTCGTAGACAACGCTGATGCTTTTTCTAGCTTTGAAATCCTTGACAACAACGATTCTTTTTCAAGTTTGCTCAATGCATCTTTTAAATCATTTAATTTTCTTAAAGAAGAATTTACCCTTTCAGTTTGAGTTATCATCTTTTCTTTGTTTTGATGTGCATCTTTGATAAACTTACATGTAGGATAATCATCGCCACAAGGAACTTCATCTAAAATTTTTAACGATTTTTGTTGTGACTTTAAAAGTGTAGATTCTCTGTCATGTATGTGTTGTAACTCTAGAACTGATTTCTCAAGCTCGTCTATGTTTGAAAGTCTTTTCTTTAAAGTCGATAGATCATCGGAAGACTCAACCTCTTCAACTATCAAAAGCTTTTCTCTTAAAGAACCTATCTCTTCGTTCAAAACATCAATTTTTGAGCAAGATTCACTGCATGTGATTTTAATATTTTTTACCTTTTGTTCTTGAAGTTGAACGTCTAATATGGTTACTGGTTTGTGACCTTTATGGGACAAAAGTTCCGTTTTTAGATTTGATATTTCATTTTGTGAAGATTGAGAGTCTAAAACAAGCTGATCAATCTTACGTGAAACATCGGTGATTGTTGAATCGTGAATCTTTTTTAATTCATCCCAGTTCTTGTCAGGAAAGTTTTTTAACTGCGCCTTAAATACGTTTAAATCCTTTGACGACATGTCATACATCTTGTCAAAGATATCTAAGCCAAGAAATCTAGAAAGAGTTGCTCTTCTTCTTGTTGAACCTTGATGTATGAATGCATTGATGTCTCCCTGCGCAGACAACGCCGTCAAAGAAAAATCTTCGCTAGTTCCTATTAGGTTCCTTATTAACTTTTCGGTACCCGTTCTAATATCATCACACAAATCATCAACGTCCCCATCTTCACGCATTCTATAGAAGTTTAAAGATGTAGATGCATTTGTAATTCCTTTTTTGTTGATTGATTTTGTTGTCTGCCTCTCTGTGATGTAAATCTTTCCATTATGATCAAAAACAGCGCGGGCATAACAATGAGGCTTTCTAATGTTACAAACATGAAGATTTTTTAAAGATCCTCTGTCTGTGGTGTTAAACAACGAATACATCATTGTTCCAACGATTGATGATTTTCCTATTCTATTTGAACCAAAGATTCCAACAATTCCATTGAGCTTTGAAAAATCTATTTCGTTTTCTTCACCATAAGCAAACGTATTATCCCACTTTAAATGCCTCAATGACCATTTTGAACCTTTAACGTAATCATCAGTTGATGCAACCACAGACATGTATTTTTTGATTTGATTGGACATAGAATCCCAATCAACTTCGTTGTTTCCATTCTCTTTACAGTACGTTTGAATCAACCCAAGTATGACATCCGGAGATGTAAGATCCGATTTTGCGATTGTAGTTGATCCGGTTTTAATAGTTTCACTTTCTGCACGATATTCAGCCTTAAACGTTACTTCAGTTGCTGCAAAAGAGTTTTTTAATGTATCATTTAAAAAAGTAACATCATCCTGACTTAATTCTAACTGAGACTTAATTCTAAACCTTGATTTTTGAGGATAATTTTTAACCTCTTTTAGAAAATCATCCTGTGAACCATTCCATTGAATTGTCACATATGGTTTGGGATTTGGAAGTTTTTTAAACTTAACCTCCCAATCATTTTCATCATTAATGTCCCAAAGAAGATAACCATGATCTAACTCTTCTGCATAATTCTGCTGCACGGGACAACCACTGTAAGCTATCCAAGGTTTTTTTACCTTTATTTTTATCTTTTTTCCCATAACTTATTAGTCAAAATCTCTGAAAAATTTTCATTTATTATTTCTGATTCCCAGAATCTTAATAGATGCAGCCCTGCGTCATTTGCAAGTTGATTTTTTATGTTATCATTAACAGAATTGTACTGTTGGATGTGATCTTTTTCTTTGTATATAGATGGATTTGCGTGCCAATAATCACCATCACATTCAATCAATATTTTCATTTCAGGAACATAAAAATCAAATTCTCTCTTTATTAAATCTAATTCAAGAGTATAAGGATGAACAAACTGTATTTGTAAAGAAGTCAATAACTCATACACTATTTTTTCTATTCTTGTGTCTCTTTTAGGAATAGCTTCTTTTGCAATCTGCTGACTTGTTTTTCCGTATAACTCAATATTTGTTTTTTCACATTTTTGACGAATATCTCTGTTTGACCATGGATGTTTAAATCCATATTTGCCTTCGCAAGTTTTTCTACGCTTTTCTTTACTAAACTCAAGCTGACCGAGAGAATAACCAGTTTCTTCTTTTCTTTTATCAGAAACTTGTTTCATTAACTCTGAATGATTAATGACGTTTTCTTCTTTGCTCCAGTATATTTTTTGAGATTCTCTTACAAGATTTCTTGTTTCTTCTGACGGAGAAACTCCATGTCTTGGATTGTTTTCACCAAGGTATGTCACTCTTTGATGATCATCTTTACATGTTCTTGAACAATATCTTTTATTTTTATTGGATTTCCAATCTTTGCAAAAGATAAATTCTTCTTGGCAATTTTCACATTTCCTTTTTTCTCTAGCTGCTTTAGTGTTCTGCTTTGCTACACCTGCAGCTTGACATTTTCTACTACAATAACTCTTTTGTTTTTCAAGTTGTCCACCACAGTTATTACATTTTCTCATTGTAATAACTATACCAGTTCAACAAAATCTTGTTGAATTATTCAACGATAGTACATCCAGGATACTTGCATAAATCATCTTCATCTATCTCTATTTCTACTTCTCTAAAATCAAGATACTGGGTCTTGTGAATATCACCAAGCAAAGCAAAATCATAATCCTTAAAAAATTCTACCTTCAGTTGAGCCTCATCTATTTCCCAACCTGATTCAGTAACGCAGCCATAAACCGGTCCATGGTAACAAGCTATGTTAATCTTCCCAGGTTCTGGGTGAACATCCTTCCAACCTTCCTCATCAAACAGTGAATAAACACACCAATTATAACCAGGGTGGAATTCATAAATTCCGCTTTTCTTATAAAGATGAACCCGTGGATTATTTAACGCTGAAACTATCGGTGTTACAGCGTCCTGCCTAGAAAGGTTTACAAGGTTTCCGTCATGGTTTCCCAAGGTAAGATGAACTACAGCGACCTCAGACATCGCACCCAACCACCACGTCAAAAAATCAATGTATTCAGGAGAAATACCGGTTGTCTTGGTATGAAAGATATCACCACCAACAAAAATGTGATCTACCTTGTTTTTTTTACAATCTTTTATAAACGCATTAAACACTTCACGGTATTCATCGTGTCGTGAAAGAGAGCGAATGTGAACGTCGGCAATATGTGCAATGCGTACCATTATTGCGTAAAATAATTACATAACAAGTAGTTGTTCACTAAGTTGTTAAAATCTAAAACTAGAAGAAACAAATTTATCAAGCTTTGTTAAAAACCTATCTTCCCAAAACAATGGTTTTGCCTCTGACAACGCTACATTAAATTCTTCTTTAGACATATTCCCAGGATCTCCCCATGGTCTAACGTCAACAACAACAACATCAACATCATACTCTTGAAGCTTTTTTGCTATTTTTGGCGTTTTTTTGTTCCACATATCACCATCTAAAGCCAACGCAACAGGTGTGTTGTGAAGAAGAATTTTATTGAGCACTTCGTGACGTTCATCTAGGTCTGAGCCCAAAAGAGCGGTTGAATTTTCAGGACATTTGACAAGATCGAATGGTCCTTCTACAAGAATAAGTCTCTTACCCCAATCTATGTTAATTTCATTAAAGACGATAGGGTTTTTGTCGATATCTGGATTATCGTACTTGGGTTTCTTATCTTTGTCTATCGCTCGAGCAACAAAGTAATTCAACTCACCATTACAATCAAAGGACGGCATGATAACCCTCCTCTTCCACCGAGGTTCATCAGAGACTCCAAACTTGAAGTACCAAGCATCCCTATCAGACAACCCACGAGAATAGATGTACCTCCAGGCGGACTTGACATCAGGATCCATATCATTTGCCAATGTCAACAACCGAAAATCCTTTGGAAGCTCTATCTTTTGTGCCTTCTCAACCTCTGCGGTTATCAGGTCCGACTTGCTACCTTGCCCAGTTAATTCCCGATATGCACTGAGGTGTTCCTGGGTCCCATATTTCCGTAATAAAGGAGCCAGGCTTCTGGCCTTCCATCCACATGTCCAACAATGATTCGCATCGTCTGTTGTACGGATAGCTAACTTCTTCTTTGTCGGATCAGTTGGGGCACAGATCGGACATCTAACATCGAAGTTAAGACCGTTTCCAGAGATTCGACCTCGACCAAAGATCGACTCATAAAACTTTAACTTATCCGTGAGAGAATGCACCACGGTATAACCGTAACTTATAAGTCAGTCATTTTTCAAGGGTGCGGAAATCATTGCGGCACGAGCTATCACATAAGAATCCGTCGAATCTCGGCTCCAGTCGACAGGAGCACCATTCTTTTTGAGGGGCCACTGAATATGTTTAAGGTCATGTTCAGACATATACTTGAAGACCTGTTCTTTTCCGTTCATACCGGCTATTGATGTCCGCTGCATCTTAATTCCACAAAGTTTTCTTGCGTGAGATGATGAGATGTACTCAGGATCAACCTTGAATATTTCCCTAGAGATGTAGGACACTATTCCGTTGAACCGCATCAAGGTTGTAATGGTTGCCGCAGATGACATTCCTGTTCTGAATCCCATGAGGGGTTCTTCCAGCACAACTCGATATTCACCAGGAAACTTATGTAAAAGTGTTGCTAGCTCCACAGCAGTGAGGTCAGCTTTTTCCCAAAGAGTCTTACACTTCTTAAATTCAATTCTATCAAGATGAAGGATATGTGAACCTTTTTCATCAATTTTAACATTAGAATTTATGACACATACACCAGTGACAGACGTAGAAACATCAAGACCGATGATAAGGCTCATGTCGTTGTTGGTACTTCGGTTGTTTTACGACGTAAAACAATTGGTTCGCCTTTAATCGGCACAAATGATTCCCAACATGGATTTGCCGACAAAAATTCATCAACAGCCGGTTTAACCCCACACTTTTCAGTTTCAATTTTTTGAGTTACCTGAGGAACGTCTTTATAATCTTCACGATCTGCATACCATAGGTCTTTATTTGACCAACGACCATGATAATCATCAATGATTACTATACTATTGTCTTTTGTTAGGTTGTCAAGATAAGACAATTCTTTTGAAACGGTATAGTAGTTGTGATCGCCATCCAACAAAATTAAATCAAACTTGAGTGAAGATTGAATTAACTTTGGAATAACGTTTAAACTATTATCTTGATTTAAAGATATTTTTTGATCATTTTTAAAATCAATGTTATCAACTATGATTGATAAAGAATCTTGGAGTAAGACGTCAACACCAACAAAAGAAAAATTCTCATGATTCCTTGCCAAAAAAGCAAGCATTGGAATTGTGGTCATTCCTTTATCAAGACCGATCTCTAAAACAAATGGATTTTGTATTTGTGACAAATACCCTTTTATTGCAGGTATGTAACCATGATATGCCATATTTCCACCATTCTTAATTTCAGGATGTCACGAGTAAAACTTGATTAAAGCAAACCCATATCTTT